CGGATCGGGTCGACCTCACGGAGATGACACAGAATGAGCGTGTGCTGTGGTACCTGCGCACGCACGGCGAACTCACGCCGGACGAGGCGGATCGGGAGCTGGGGATCGGTCGGCTGGCCGCACGCATATACGACCTTCGCCAGGACGGATACTCCATCGAGACGAACGAGCGAGAGGTATCTACCCGTTTTGGGACTTCCACGGTCGCTCACTACTCACTTCCAGACGCATAGAACCTTTCATGCAGTGGGCTAAACACATCGACATTGAAGACCTCCTGGAGGGCGACGCGCGGCTCGTCTACGAGCACTGCGGCGAGGACGTGCTGCTGGCCCTTTTGGACGCGTTCGCGGGAAAGTCGATGTACCTTCGCGCCGAGATTGTAACCCGGATGCAAAAGCGCTACATCCGGGAGCACCAAGGCGAGTTTACGGCCAAGGAGCTGGCCGTTCGCCTCGACGTTAGCAAAGAGTTCGTCTACGACACGCTGCGGGCCGACGCTGCGGATGCGCCCGAGGATGCCCCGCTTTTCGACTCTGTTGAATCGTAATCATTTCTGCCATGAGACACGTCAGCTTCTTTACCATCCTATCAGTTCTGATCCTTTCTGGATGCGCTGCCAGTGCTAACCTGGGGTCAAATGCGGAGGAAAACAAAACCCAAACCATTCTCCTGGACACTACAGATTACGACGCCGCTTTCCGTCAAGCTGTGCAGGTTGCAGCTTCTGAGAATTGGAGTGTGAAGACGTCAGATAGGGAAGCAGGTTTTTTCCGCGCGCAGACCCCTTCAAAGCTTTCGGCCTGGAGTGATGAAGTGCAGGTAATGCTCAACCAGAAAGGCAGCACAATAAGGGTCATGGTGAAAAGCAATCTTGGGCAAGAGTCCAATCGTGAGATCGTAGCGACCTACCTTTCTAAACTAAAGCGCAAAATTGCCGATTCGTAGCCCTGAACTGAACTCGACTTTGAGCCCGTGGCCACAGCGGTCACGGGCTTTTTTATTACGCGAGCTGGGGGCGGCGTGGGCGCGCCCCCGGCCAGCAAGGTAAGGTCACCAATATGTCAAAGAACGGCTCACTCCGGCCGCAACCACCGTTTGGTTTGTGAACGCAGGTCCGTCCGCGTATTTTCGGAAGCGTACATGAACTCGCGCTGCTGGATTTGCATGTGCCGCTTGTGCGCGGAGACCTCCACCTCCTGCGGCTCCTCCAGCGGCTGGCCAAAGACCTGCGTGATGGTTCTGGTATGAGCACTCACCTGCACGACGTCGTCGACCCCAAAGTTGTGCGCGGCGGCGTAGGGCACATTCGTGCTCACGCCCGCGACGTCCTTTTCGTTAAACGCCTGCAGGCTGTTCAGAAGGACGCGGTCGCGCTGCAGGATGGGTCCCGGCCACTTCCCTTCCTTGCGCCGCTCGTCCTTGGTGCGTTGGGCCAGTTTTTGCCAGGGGTCGCCGCCGGGCCCCTCCTGGCGGCGAAAGTTGTCCTGCACGCCGGTCAGAAGGATGGCCGAGAGGGTTTCCATGAGCGGCTCGGTGTTGGCAGCCCGGTCGGCCACCCCTTCGAGCAGCTCATCGGCGTCTTCGACGTGGACTTCGATCAGAGAATCAGCCATTGACCTCTTCGTCGGTGGGCGGGTCGTACTCCTGTTGTGCGGATCGGTAATCGGCGGCCATCTGTGACGGCCGGTCACCCAAGGCTTCGCCGGCGCGGTCGACCTTGCCGGGGTTGTAGCGCCACTCCGGATCGACGTGGTTAGGCACGGCGATCGAGGAGCCGTCGGACACCTCCAGGCCCTGCCGCTCGACCTGGCCGCGGGTGAGGGCCTGGACGGTGCAGCGGCAGTTGAATCCGTTCGGGGGATAGATTTTGTCCCAGATCGGGTCGTCGGCCCGGAACACCTTCCCGTTGAGCGCCGCGTGGGCCGGGCGTGTGGCCTGATCCATGACGGCGTCGTACTTCCAGAACGGCAGAGCGTCTTTGGTGCTGTCCTGTGTCTCGTACCGGCCCTTTGCGAAGGAGGTCTGCAGATTGGTCTGGTAGATGGTGCGCAGGCGGTGGGGCTGTGATAGGTCGACCTCGCGCACCTCGCCGGTGTCCTCATCGACAACCTCCCTGCGGCCCCACCAGCCGAGCTCCCGGAGCCGCTCTTCTAGGTTATCCTCGAACTCGCTCAGGGTTTGCCCTTCACGGAGCGTCCGCTCGATTTCCTCCCGGATCGACTCGAGGACGTCCATCTTCGTGACCCCCGCGACCGTGAAGGCCCGCTGGTGGGCCTCCCTGTAGACGTTCTGCCACCGAAAGGAAATCTCGTACCCCTTCGACCGAAAGTACTCGACGATCTCCTCCGGGGATCGGCCGAAGAGGTTGGTAAGATCGACGTCCTGGGGCATGGGCTAGGCGCTCAGATGCTCGTCGGAAGGGCGGCCGGCGTCGTCGGCCTCGGACTGGGCAGAGACGCGGCCCCACATCTCGGCCGCAAAGAAGAGAGATCGCATCCGCTCCTCCAGCTGCTTTGCGTCGAGGTCGGGATAGGCGCGGGCGAGGGCCGTCATGACCTTCTGGGCCGAGGCGCCCTGTCGAATCAGCTCCATCGGGCGTTCGAGCAAGTCGGCCATGATGTCCTGGTTGGTCTCCTCCTGGCCCGCAGCGCCCTCGGCCAGCTCGTCGACGTCGGTTTCCGGATGCTGTTGCTGGAACAGCGCGTAACGCCGGGCCATCTGATGGAGATTCGACGCCCGGCCCTGCATGGGCCCAGATGCGCCGCCCTGCGGCTCTACGACCTCGAACTCGTCGTCGTCAAGGTTGTACTCCCGCTTCCAGTAGGCGTCGGTGAAACGCACACCCGCCCTTGTGAGCGTCTCGTCTCGCTCGGCGTGCTCCTTGCCGGCTTCGTCCTCCATGTAGCACCGGAAGCGGGGGACCGGCTCGGGGAACCCGTTGAAGTGCCAGATGCGGTGCAGCAACTGGTTCATGGTGTTCTCCTTGAGCCGGCATAGGTCGGTCACCACCGCGCCGCTCACCTCGTTGAGTTGCGCTTCGCCCAATCCGTAGGTGCCGTGTTCGCTCGACGAGGTGGCGAGGTCGGAGCTGAGGAGGGCCTTGTCGATCCGATTGTTGAAGTACTTCGCCACGCTCAGGTAGACCTCGGAGGAGCCGTTTTTGTCTCCTTCCTTGAGCTCGACGGAGCTGTCATCAGGCACGGCCGCCACCGCGTCCTGAATCATGTTCTCCAGCATGTCGAGAAGCCTGCCGATGTTCTCGTCGGACTCCCTGCGCGGGTGCTTGCCTACGACCCAAGGCATCCCGTACTTTTCGACGAAGGTGATCAGGAAGCGAATGTCCCCTTTTTTGAACGTGGCCGGCCAGAAGCAGCGCGACAGGACCGACTGGCCGTACGGGTTTCGGAAGCTCGGCTTGTTGCGGGCGAGCAGAAATTTCCCCCAGGGAAGGTCTCGCAGGCCGTCGGCCGACCCGAGGCGGCTCCGCAGCTTGAGCTCGTTGCTTTGGTTGAAGGCGAACCACTCGGCCGGCTTGGCCTTGACAGCCTGTGGCATCCAGAACCCGCCGGTGGTTTCGGTCCACATTACCTCCAAGGGCTGGTAGCCGAAGAGGCGGCCCTGGAGGATCTCGTTGTCGAGGCGGTCCCAGTCGAGTCGGTCGAGCCACGTGCGCATCCGCCGCACCACCTCCTCTTGCCCGTCGGACCGCAGTTCCCACCTGTGTTCGCGGAGCGAGCTGTAGAGATACTGAAGGTCGCCGAACACCTGCTGGTCATAGGTGAGCTCCCGGAGGTGCTCGATGTGCTTGCCCGTGTCCCGGAGAATTTTGTCGGGGTTGGGCAGCCAGTTCATTAGCTTCCCGATCTGGCGGGACCGCCGCGTGGCCAGCTCGTCCGTGGGCGGCTCGTCGCCGGCGTCGGGGACTTCTCGGTGTGAGAACCCGAAGCGTTGTCGAATGGTAGACCAGATGCCCATGGGTCAGTATCGAGACGTGAGTGAGGACGAGCCGTAGCGGTGTGTGAGGTCACTGGACCGATCAACGTTGCGGCTGTGGGCCTGGACCGGTCCCTGATACTCGGAAACGGCGTGCGTGGCAAGAGCCCCGGCCCAAAACCGGTCGGCGTGCCCGTCGGTGGCGCCCTGGACCTCAAACCGGATGTTGCCGGCCGTGGTGGTAGACTTCTTGATGCTGTGCAGGTCGTCGCGCACGGCCTGCGACTGGGGTAGCACGATGGTCTTTTCCTCGACTCGCCGCCGGAAGGCATAGGCCATCTCCTCCTTGACCGCGTTGGTAAAAGTGACCGGCTCGACGCGGTGCCGGCCGAAGTCATCCTGCGCCTCCTCGGCCATCTGCATCCCGATACCGCTTTCGTCGATGCAGGCGCGGCGGAGCGCGGGGTGCTCCAGGTAGGACCAAAGCACGTCTTTCTGGGCCCGGAACGGTGTCTTTTCCATCACGCGAACGTCGCGCGTGAAGGTCATAGGGCCCACCTTCTCCAGAAGCCAAATGACCGAGAGGTCCTCGCGGCGCCCGACATCAAACCCGAGATAAAGCTGTCCCTCCACATCTTGCGCTTGGGGGTCGCCGCTCCAGAGCACGCCGCCGTCCTCGACGACCGCGATCATTTCGTAGGTGAGGAAGGCGTCGGCCTCGTCGACCGGCTCGCACATGTACTCCTGCATCCACTGCTCCTTCGAGCGGCACCGGGCGCGGCGCTCGGCGAGCCACTCCTCTTTATCTTCTTTAGTGGCCGGGCGGCCCAAGATGCGGTCAAGGAGGCCTTGCCCCACTGCCTCTTTGATGTCGACCGTATGGACTGAGCCCGGTTTTCGGCCGGACTGGATGTCCTGGATGAGCTGGTAAAAGAACCGTTTGCCGTTGTGGGTACTCAGGATGCGCATGGGATGGCCCCACATGGTGACCGGTTCCAGGGCGTCCCACATCTCTCCCGGCTGCTCGTGCCAGGCGGCCTCGTCCCAGACGGCCTTCCCGCCCTTGGACCGGAAGCGTTTGGGATTGGAAGTCAGGGCGTTGATCTCCCCGTGGTCGGCTAGCTCGATCGTGAGAGCCTTTACGTCCTGGTCCTCGTCGATCAGCGTCTCGCCCAGCTCCTCGAACGCGGCGTCGAACACACCCGCCCAGTGTGCGCAGTAGTCGATGTATTCGCGGGCGGCCGACTCGTCGGCACTGGAGAACCAGACCTTCCACCCCTCTCCAAGCGCGTCGCGGACGTCTTCGTAGGCTTGGGCGTAGGTGGCCCCGATGCGCCGGGACTTCTCCCAGATCTTGATGTCGGCCTGGTCTTTGACCCACGCCTGCTGGTATGGCAAAAGATGTGGCTCGTCCGGCATGGAGTTAGCCCTCGATGGCTTGTTTGACGACTTCGTAGGCGGCCTCCTCGACCTCGTCAGGCTGCTCTTGGCCACCCGCCTCCAGGTCGGTGATGGCCTGCTCCATCGACCGCATCTCCTGAAACATCTCGGCCGACTTCATGGCGTTCTTGAGGGCGGACAAGCTATCACGGTTGGGGTTGGCAATTGCTTCCTTAATCGCCATGCGTATGACGTCGACCAGCCCCTCCTGGATGTCGGCCCCGGCCTTGTGAAATTTTCTGCGGGCACGGTCCCACTGCCCGTCTTGAGCCCAGTTGTAGATCGTCCGGCGAGATGGGGCGTCCTCGCCATCATCCTCACGGAGCTGAAGCGCGATAGCACGGGGGCTGAGCCCATCTTCCACGTAGAGCCGCTCCGCGCGGTCGTAGTACTGGACCTGAAGGCTTGTCGTGTACTCCATCGGTAGCGGCTGCGGTGCTTAATGAAGACGAGAGCGGCCCTGTGAGCGCCTCCCGTCAGATAGGCCCCAATGTGCAGCGTCCACCCAAGGACCAAAATCGAACGCCGTTGAACGGCTTTCAAACGCTGTTTTACGTAAGGTCGCTACGTGTTTAGGATTTCCTTGATTTCCTCGACCTGTTCGGCCAGCTGCCGGGCCTCACGGACCGTTTCTTTGAGGCTCTCCATCACGACGCTCGCCTCCTCGATATCTACCTCCAGCACGTCCTCGACGTACTGTCCCCCGAGGGCGCGGCGGATCTGCACGAGCTGGGAGCTGGCCTTCGTGCGTAGGTCTACCAGGCGCGACTCTTTGTCGGCCTTTTTTCCCTTGAGCTGTTCGAGTTCGTCCTGCATGGTCAGTCGTCGAGGTTGTCGAGTTGCGTTTCGAGGCGGTTGATGGCGCCGACCAGCTCGCGCTGCGTCTGGTGGATCTCCGTGATCGTCTCGATGGACATCTTCCGGTTTTCGCGGGCCATCTCTCGGGTCGCTTTGAAGGCCTGCCCGATCGTTTGCCGCATCTGCCGCTGTTCCTTGTTGTTCTGCCGGAAGGTTTTCCACCAGATCCCCGCGAGGATCGCGACCATCGTCCCTTGGGCGAGCAGCTCCGTGTAATTCACCTGAGACACTAGGTCGGGCGATGACTGCGGCAGGGCCAGTAGGATCGTGGCCAGCGTGAACGCGAGGGCTTTTTGGATCATGGTTGGTTTACGTAGGGCCCGGGCAGTGCATAGCTCAACGTGGGTTTTGGCCGCGCCAGTAGAAAGTCAACGATTGACTTTCATGTGCGGGCTATGTCGCAGAGATTGGCTCCCACATTCTGGCGACACTGTCTCGCGAATCCGACGCCACTGATCATGTTTAATCTCTTTTCGCCGTCTCTGCTTCTGGCTCTTGCCTTTCTGCCGCTTTGCCTGGGGGCGATCCAGGAGACCGACTGGGTCGAGGTCTTTCGGGCCGGGGAGTACCCGCAGGGCACCTTTACCAAAGAGGACGTGCAGGTGATTGCCAGCCGCTACGATGAGGAGTTTCTAGAGGCGCCGGTGACGACCGACCACGCACAGACCGGCCCAGCCTTCGGATGGGTCTCCGACGTGAAAGCCGAAGGTGAGAATCTGCTAGTAAAGTTCAAGGAGCTGTCGAAAGCGATGGCCGAGGCGATCAACGAGAGCCTCTTCAAAAACAGATCGGTCGAGCTCTTCAAGGACCTGGAGGGCGGCGCCTACCTGAAGGCCGTGTCCTTTCTCGGGGCGCAGACCCCGCAGGTGAAGGGCCTGGAGCCGATCGGCGAGATTTCATTCAGCGAGGACCAGCTGACCGCCGCGTCGGCTGCGTTCGCATATACCAAAGGCGACGGCGACTCCAATCACGTCAGGATGGGCGCGCTGGGCGACCGTTTGAAGGAGCTAAAAACGGGGCGGGACATGACGTTTGAGGGTCTGGCCAACGCGATGGACGGGGAAGGAGCCCGCGACGCCTCGACGCTCTCCAGCATTTTCGACGGCGAGATTGAGAACCCTCCGAACGAGGTGCTGCGGTCTCTAGCGGACGTCTTCGACGACGTGACGGCCGAGGAGCTCGGTCGGCTGCGTGAAGAAGATGGGGGCGATGCGTTCAGCCAGCAGGAGGACGAGGATGACCTTGACGAGCTCGGCGACCTCGACACCTTCGCGGAGATGAGGCAGACGGTCGCCCAGATGCAGTCCGAGCTGCAGAGCGAGCGGGAGCGGCGCCGCCAGGCCGAGCAGGAGGCAGAGCGGGCCGAAGACGAGTCTCGGCAGCACGCCTTTGAGCAGTTCCTGGAGGAGCGCGTGCCTCCAGCTGTTCGCTCGCGGGCACGCGCCATCTACAAGGTGCTGCGGGACGCGCAGGGGCACGTCGAGTTTTCCCACGACGAAAGCGAGGATGTGGAGGACGATCCGGTGGCGGCGTTCGAGGGGTTGCTCAAGGCCCTCGACCACGAGGAGCTCTTCACCGAGGTGGCCGATGAGAAGCCCAGCTCTGAAACCTTCAGTAACGACACCAGCGACTTTACAGAGGCAGTGCGGGAGGACATGGCCGCCCGCGGTGAGCTCTAAAATACCCAGCGAGCGAGTGCCGCTAACCGGCCTGTGCAGGCGGCGGTGGTAGGGACGGCCTCATCAGCCAACCCCGAACGCGGACAGATACGAACAGAGGGTCGGCTGCACCCGTCCCCCTGGGGAGATGACGGGCCCCGATAAGGCTCCGAAGGTACCCGTCACATCTTGCTTTTTTCTACTACACAAGCATTTGAATTCTCATGGCTAATCTCGCAGAAATCTCCGCCTCCGACCGCCTCTCGCAGCTGGCGGTGAGCACGATGATCTCCGAGCGTCCGATCATCGGGCAGTTCGAGTTTTATCCACACCCTGGCAACTCTGACAACCCGCGGAAGCAGTCCGGCGCGTCGGGGGGCGGCTACCGGTCGGTTAACAGCGACTGGGCCGACAATGAGGTCAACCCCGACTTCGCCAACATGATCTTGGCGATTCTGGGGGACAAGGTCGAGACCGACGTGGCCCATGAGCGGCGCGGTTTCGACATTGCCAGCGTCCGCGCCTCGGACCTGCGGCAGTTTGCCCGCGATTTGGCCAAGTTCATCGTCGACCAGCACGTCAACGGGGGCGGACAGGGCTCCAGCCCGCCGCAGCTGAACGGGCTGCAGAGCCTGCTGCCGATGAACGACTCGCAGGCGATCTACGCGGAAGACAACTCTACGGCGCTGACGCTCCAGGCTGGGAACGCGGACTCCACTGTGAGCGCGCACCAGAAGCTGAAGGTGAAGCTCCATGAGCTGATCGAGTCCATCGATGGTGGAGCCGAGTGGATCATGATGTCCAATCGGCTCAAGGCCTTAATTACGAGTGTCTTTGAGTCCAACGTCGAGCGGACGGCCGACGAGTTTGGGAATGAGTTTCCGACCTTCAACGGCGTGCCGCTCCTCAAGGCCGACAAGGCGCCGGATGGGTCCGAGGTGATCGCCCAGGACGAGCAACCGGGCTCAATCACGACTGACACGCAGTCGATCTACGCTGGGCGCTACGGCGAGAAGGCAGACTTGGCAATGTCGACCAACGTCGGCGTCGAGGTCATCGATCGCGGGCAGGAGGACTCCCAGTGGGTATACAACGTGGAGCTCGACGCCCAGCAAAAGCGCCTCAACGACGAGGCGGTTGGTCGCCTCGCCGGCATCGAGATCAGCCTCTAAGCCTGAACCCAGTCCGCCATGCAGAGCCTTATCAACACGCCCGACTTGTGGGAGCTCGTCGTCTGCATGGCCGGCCTAATGGCCGGCGGCGTGTGCATCGGGCTTCTTCTTGCGCTCATCCTCTGGTAGCCAATGGCCTACAGCACCGACCAAGACCTTTTCGACGCGATCGGGCAGGAGACCGCCCGCCTCCTTACCGACGACGACAACTCCGGAAGTGTGGACTCCTCGAAGCTCGACAGCGTGCGCAGCGACGCCCAGGAGATCATCAAGGCGTACCTGCGGGACCGTTATGAGCTGCCCCTGAGCACCACACCGCCGCTGCTGATCCAGCTGGAGGTGGCCCTCACGGCAGAGCGGCTGTACCGCCGACGCCCAAGTGACGATACGCCCGAGAGCGTGGAAAACGCCGCCGCCGAGGCGATGGACGTATTGCGCGCCCTGAGTGAGGGGCGTATGACGCTTGGCATTGATTCGGACGGCGACGGCGAGGAGGATGGCTCGGACCCCTACCAGTTTCGCGCCCCAAAGAAGTCGACGCTCACTCGCCAGCTAGATGAGTTTTACTATCCCGAGGGTGTGCATTCACCCGATCATTGACGAAGATGCCCCCCCACTTCTAAGCGGTTATTACGATGGTTTTGACCGGCGCTCAAACTACGTTAGAAAACGAGGGATTCCGTGGGGATGCCGCGTGGATACACGCTCTTGAAGGGCACGCCGGGCACCCGTACTGGCCGGGGGGCGAGAGCGGCGTCACGCTCGATCCGGGCGTGGACCTGGGGTACGCCGACGAAAGCCTGGTCGTCCGGTGCTACGACGGATACTTTGCCCCGGAAAGTATGAAGGCGCTGCTCCGCTGCAAAGGTTTGACCGGGACCAAGGCGCGGCGGCGTGTAGAGGATAGCTCACAGCTAAAGCACATTGAGCTTTCGGAGCACGTGGCGCAGGCGGTTTTTCCGAAGGTGGCCCACCCGTACTGGGTAGCCGCCAAGCGGCGATGGCCGGAGCTCGTCAAGCCCTATGTGCAACCGGCGGTGCACACGATCGTGCTTTCGCTCTGCTACAATCGGGGGCCGGGCAACCGCGCGCTCCGCGTCATCGGCGAGCCGCTGCGGGCGGGCGACTGGGCCCATCTAGCCGACGTGGTGGCCGACATGCAGGACGATCACCAGTTGGTGGGCATCCGGCAGCGGCGGGATAAGGAAGCCGAATACGTCCGGCGCCACGCCCGCCGTCAGAAGTTCGTGAAGCTGGCAAAGGCCATGCGGGCCGTGGAGGCCGCCGACCCCGAGCCGATGCCAGAGCCCGAGATCGACGTTCCAAGCACCCTCGCGTAACGATGCCCAGTATTTTCGACGTTGGATCGGTCGTCGGAGACGTCGTCGACTCCGTTGGCGACGCAGCCGACAACCTCTTTACCAGCGACCAGGAGCACAAAAAGGCCGAGCGCCTGATGAAAAAGGTCGAGGTGCGCCTGGAGGAGAAGCTGCTTAAGGTCAAGCAGCAGCTAATCCAGCAGCGCGGCAGCGTTCTGGAGAAGGAGGTCCAGGGCGAGAGCTGGTATCAGCGAGCCTGGAGACCCTTCACGATGGTCGTCTTCGTCGGCGTCATTGTCGCCCACTGGTTCGGAGTGGCCGGTACGCATCTGGACCCCGCCATTCAGGAGTGGCTCTACAAGGTGATCCAGCTGGGCCTGGGGGGCTACGTGTTCGGGCGCTCGGCCGAGAAGATCGCTCCGCATGCTCGTGACGCTATCAATGCCCGCGAGAACAGCGAATGATCGAACAGACCGAAGATGCCATTCTGGAGGCGCTGCGGGCGGCGTTCGACAACCTGAATATAGGCCAGTTTGAAAAGGACCTCGACGAGTTCTCGCTGCGGCACCCAAACGGCGCAATTCAGGTGGTGCTTCGACAGGCCACCTACGGAGACAGCGCGGTCTTGAGTGGGCGGTACCGACCGATTTTCCCGGAGTTCGGGATCGCTTCGTTCACCCGAGGCCTGCGGGGCGATCCGGGGGCGTACCAGGTGATTCAGGGTATCGACGACGCCCTGCGAGGCGTGGAGGTTGAGGGGACCGGCGACCACCCCGGCGGGCAGCTCAAACTGCAACGCACAAAATTTATCAACAGCCGTCCTGGGCCAGTATGGGTGTTTGGCCAAGACGTTCAACTGACTCGTGACACGTAGACATGGCCGAGCAAGCACGTTACCGCATTCACGTTCCCCTTCAGGACTTCGAGGGCGTGAAGACCGACCGCACCTATACCTGCACGCGCGGCGCGACCTTTTGGGCTCCGGAGGGGGAGTTCAAGGAGCTGGGCCGAACCGAGTACAGTCGCATAGATGACCACTCTTCTTCTGACTCTGACAGCAGCTAAAACTTATGGGCGCAGCAGCCAACTTTGACTTTCCGGGTGGCATTGAGAAAATGGAGATTTCAGACGCCGATGACTTCGATCCGTCCGGCAACGCGACGTTTGCGATCACGATGAATCGCAACCAGATCGCAGAAGGGTCCAAGATCCCCGACCCGGAGGCGGTGAAGATCGCATTGGCCGACGACCGTGAGCTCAACAACGGCAAGGACCAGGATATCAAACTCCGGTTTACGGGGATGGACACCACCGACTTTGACAGCCTGGAGCAGGCCGAGGGGGACGGGGTTGAGGTCTTCGTTCGCATCACGAGTCTGAAGACCACGACCAACGGCAATCCCAAGTGGGAGGTCGTTTACAAGCGCGTCCTGCTCAGCATGGTGGCTCATGGCCCCGCCAAGATTAATCGGGACGAGTACGGTGTAGTGATCGTCGATGGAATGACGACCGGCGGGGACAGCTCCGACATCTACAGCATCACGAAGAATTAGGTCTCGAAAAGCGATGGAGGTTGACCTTGAGCTCGCCCCCGTCACGCTCGCCCGCTTGGAGCGTCTCTGTCAGATCCAGGACGTACACCTGGACGACCTTTTGGCGCTCCATGTGGAGCTTCCCCGGTACGCCGGCACGGGGACGGCCGTGCTTGATATTGTCGCCCCTGAGCACGGCTGCGACCCGCTTGTTGCCGAACGTGTGAGCCTCCCGGCGGGGCAGATGTGGATGCAGCTGGTCCAGCAGCACCTCGTGCGTTCTTCGACGCGGGCGAAGCGGTACGCCGAGCGGGGCGGGGTGTGGGAGATCATGCAGTCGAAGGGCGGCGGGGGTGGCAGCATGGCGCGTATCCTCTCACGTTTTGACCCGAGCGAGCACCAGACGCTCTGGCACGAGATGAAGCTCGTCGACGCGATGACCTATCTGCTGATGCGAGCTGTCGACGAGCTTATTGAAAACCTTGACGAACACCTCTAACCATGGCTGACGTAGAGGAGATCGAATTACGGATGACGACGGCCGGGGGGGATACGGTGTCGCGGACGCTTACGGGCGTCAAAGAGGACCTGGGCGACGTGGCCGAAGAGGGCGATCGGGCTGGGCAGGAAGCCGCAGAGGCGCTCGATCGGATGGGGGACGAGGCTCAAGAGACGGCCGCCGACATGGACAGGCTCCAGGACACGGCCGCCGCCACGTCCTCCACGACCAGTGACCTGGCTGGAGCGAGTAGCAACGCGGATGAGCTACTTTTCTCTCTCGGAGATACTGCCCAGGATGCGCAGCATGGCATACGCGGGATCGGTAACAACATTGGGTTTGCGGCTGAGCAGATGGCGACCCTGAGTAGTCAAGCCGGGGGGGTTCCGGCGACCATGTCGGCTCTTCGAGCGTCCCTGTTGGGCCCGGCCGGAGCAGTGTTTGCTATTCAGGCTCTGATTGCGCTCGGCCCCAAGATCGTAGACTTCTTCCAGTCGTGGATCGGTGGCGCGGAGGAGGCGACAGAGAAGACGAAAGAACTAAAAGAGGAGACCCGGTCGGCCCTCCAAAACTTCCTTGACCGCCTCCGCGAGAACCCGGAGGCCGCAGCGGCCGGACTTGACGTGCTGGAGCAGTCCGCAGAGCAGCTTCAGCAGCGGTTGGGCGACCTCTTTGCCGAAGGGGCTGACCCCGACCAGATCGAGAAAGTGAGCGGGCGGCTGGAGGCGGTCCGCAACCTCATCTCGTCGCTTCGCCGCGACGCCGAGGATGAGGATACCTTCATTGCCCTGACCGACGTGGGCGTGCCGCCGGGGATTGCCGAGCAGCTGATCGACGTCGCGTCCAGCGCCTCTGATGCCCAAGAAGAAACAAGTGATTTTGCCGATGAGGTTGAGCGCTTGGAAGAGCTCTCGGCGGCCGGTCTCGACCTGGCAACGAACATCGATCAAGAGCTAAAGGAAGCCCGCGAAGAGTTTGAGCGAGGGCAAGAAATCCTCCGGAGTATCCAGATCCGAGAGCAGCGGGACGACCCTGGCCCGCTGGAAGGACAGATTGGCCCCGACCGCATTCAGGCGCCGCAGCTTTCGGCCGAGGACTTCCAAACCGAGACGGTTCAGCAGATTAACTCCGCGATAGGCGTCTTGGAGCGACGGATGGACCAGTTCGACTCCTCCAATTTTAGGAAGCAGATGCAGGTGGCGAAGGCAAACCTGGAGGAAATGCGGAAAGAAATGAAGCTCGCCAAGGGTGAGGCGATCGATCTTGGTCCCGAGCTACGGCGGGGGCTCACTCAAGCAATTACTAATGTCGCCGATGCTGTAGGCAGCGGTGAAAACGTAGCAAGTGCACTTTTAGAGACGCTTGCGACGCTGGCCCAGCGAGTGGGGTCACTATTGATTGCCTTTGGAATTGGAGGAGATTCACTGAAAACGTTAGTCACAAATCCCGGTACTGCAATAGCCGCTGGCGCTGCCCTCGTGGCACTTGGTAGTGCAGCAAAGTCAGCGATCAGCAGTGAAGTTGATTCTGCGACATCAGGCCAAGGGTCTGCCCGATCGAGTAGACTCAGCCGACAAGACATCGAAGGCGGCGGCGAGGCGCGGGCGGACATTCCTGGCTTTGAGCAAGGCGTTGATAACTTCGAAGGTGGCCTCGCAGAAGTGCACAGAAACGAGGTGCTGGCGCTGCCGCCCGCTTCCAGCGTCATTACGAACGAAAACGTCCAGGCTCTGCAGGGCGCCCTTTCGGTGCTATCCACTTCGTCCGATACGGGCGGTGGCAGCTCTACGCAGGACGTGAATGTGAACGCCGGCGTGGACGTCCGGGTCGGGATGGAAGACGGGTTCCGGGTGGTGGAGCAGATTGAGCGAATCCAGAAAGATCGTGAGGACTTAGTTGGAGGCCGATAATGGCTGTCAGTGTCGATCCCATCATTGAGGTGCCGATCCGGGGCCGAAAGGGCCTTTACACCCTGCGCGTGCATGACCTCGAAGAAGCCATCAGGCCGGTGCAGCATGTGGAGGCGTCAGGGGCGCAGTTGCAGTTCGGGAAGCGGTCTCGCGAGTACGGACAGTTGGTGCGCAGAAGCTTTGCGGAGGTGACGCTCTACTACGTGCCAAGGCGTATCAGAAATGTCTTCAAAGGCACGTTTACTGAGACGCGGTTCCCGGCAACGATCAAAGGCCCCGGCGTCGACTGGCGCGGGCTTGTGAAGCGGGGCCGGCGCACGACGCCGATCGGGGAGGCGCAGCGCGTCGAGCAAATCACCTTGACGATCTACGACGGTCTGAAGCGGCTCAATAACCTTCCGCCTGCCAAGAACTGGGCATTCCTTGACACAGATGGAGACGGCGACGATGAGATCGTGGAATCGCTTCCGATTCACGAAGTGCTGAGTCGCGTGTTGACTCCTGTGCAGCAGGGTGAGGGATACGGTGAGCGCATCACTGTTTATCTTTGGTTTAGCATGGAGATCTTCGACGTACAGGGACGTAAATGGGACGGAGACACCTACGACGTTGAAAAAGGGCCCCGTCCAGGCGTCGGAGGGTTTGGGGAGGGGCGGATCGAGGGGGCGGAAAGCAAGATGGATCAGCTGACTACTCTCCTTGAAGACCTCGGATGCATCTGCTACGTGGCGAAGGATCAGCCTGCGATTGAGATCGTCCCTCGCGAAGACCTGGGGGGTGGCGTACCTGCCATTGATGTGCACCAGACTTTCGACACCGGAGCTACGGTCGAGACGACCATCCTCAGTCGTACCGAAGAGGTACCGGCTCCGCGCACGGAGGAAAACGATGCCTGGGAAGCTACACCCAAAGGCGGGGCCGTCACGGTCGACCTCGGCGACGACCACAATCTCATTATGGACCCTGGCTTTTATGAAAGCCAAAAGCGGGAACCGGACAATGGAGACACCTGGAGGCGCTACGTTCCCTACTGGTGGAACGTGAACGACGATGCGTCTGTGACGGCCGCTTACGAAAATAATGCCCCCGGCAACGGGGTCATGCTCGGCATCAAAGAGTACGATCCAGTCATCGACAACGGCGACGAGAAGATCGAGGGGACCAAAGATGGGCCGGGGGTCGGACGAGTAGACCGCGATGTGATTAAAATCGGTGCTGAGGAGCGCCCTTTGAAGGCCCGTCTCTACTACACGGCAGACAGCCCGTCTTACATGAGTTCCGGAAGCCACACGTTTACCGTGAGTCATGGAAGCAACAGCGTCTCCCAGAGCCAAGACTCGTACTATCCGTGGGACACGTCGATCACGGTCGACCTGAAGGATACTACCACAACCCTCAACGTGGAGCTTGAGGGCGACAATGTGATCGTATACGACATCCAGCTGCAACTGCTTGTGGATGTCGGGGGGGACACGCGAACGCTGTCCACCATCCGGTTTGGAAATCGAAGCGCCGATCCGATCGAGCTATCTTCAGCGAGCACCTGGTGGGACGTAGGTCCGGAAATGGGATCTGGGCCGAATGAGGACAGCTTTTTCGTGAAGTACGGCCTGGCGGATAAAGTTCAGTGGGACGGCACAAGCTACCTGCACCCAATCACACTTGAGGCGGCCATGCGCCTGTCCCAACACGAAGTTGGGACTGAAACCGTCGAAACGCGCGTCGAGGGCGCGGTGGGCCCGGCTACACGCCTTACGTGGCCGGACGGCCGCCAGACGATTCCAGTAGGACGCAAGATTGACCTTTTCGAAGGGCGCACTGAAATCACCGACATTACACTCCCACCCCGATACTAACAATGCTTCAGCGCCGCCATTTTCGCCGTATCGTCTTCTACCAGGAGTGTGTGGGGAACGTGCTCGATCTGGGCCCGAGGTCCGTGCTGAGCAGTGCGGAGGGGCCATCAGTCGAAGAGGAGCGGGAACCGGTCTTGGGCGGTACTAACATGGTGACCGGGCGGACGCACGTGGTCGAAGTGCCGGTTGTAGACAGTGATCTCCTGGCCCTTTCTGAGCTGATGCAAGAACAGTCGCAGCTTTACGGGCACAAGGTGGGGATGATCGCCGTCTCGGGCCCGGACGGGTCGCATCTTACCTGGACCGAGCCTGCGCATCTCAGTGTGGTTGAGCAGGCGAGCCAGTTTCGTGATATGGCTCGTTCGCGCCTGCGGCTGCAGACACGGACCTTTCATGCAGCAGTCGGTGAAGGCCAAAACATCTTGCAGCCGGTGCCTTGGGAGGGCACCAGTACCCCAGGCTCTCCACAAACCCCACTCGGTCTAACCGCGTTGAGTGGACGCGAAAATGTTGTTTACGACGACAGCTCTGGTGACCTATTTCTCTTTGAGGCGTGGGATCGCCCGACATTCAAGCGGCTCAGCCCTTCTTCTTCCTTCGGCAGCTCACTTAGCTCCGTCAAGCGATCCGGACAGGAAGAGATCCTGGTCGCTGAGTCAGCGTCCAGCAGCGCTGATGTGCTGCGTGTCACCCCGACAGGCTCTTCTTTGGGGTCATTTCGTCCGAAGGCTCAGGACGGGTCTGACATCACCAAAGAGGGCATTGCTGTCGCAGGTGATCGTTTCGTTGTACAGAGCGACAGCAATATAATCTACGTCTATGACCACGTGCCGAAGGGGGGAACCCCGAATGCGTCCAGTGACAGCAATTTCTTTAATTTTGGTGCTGGAGTGACATTTGACGAGCAGTCTGGAGACCTCCTTAGCTTGGTCGTAGATGACAATGGGGATGATGTGATAAGGCGGCACGACGGAGTGAGCGGAAGCACTACGGCTTCTCTAGAGCCCAATACCGGTGCGGACGCCATATTGGCAAATGGGGGCACTCTGTACGTATTAGACGGCTCTCGTGTAGAAAAATGGGGGAAGTTGGGTGATGGTGGAGGGCTTCCCTCTTTTGAAGAAGATAACAGACAACTCAGCCGACCGATGCCCCTGCGCGTCAGGGACATAAAGACGGGGCGTCCCGTGCGCGGGTACTTCGGGCCCACGTGGATGGCTGATCATGCCGTCGAAGTCAATGTTCGGGGCATCCCGGACACGGTGTCCTCGACCGATCCGATCGAGTTACAGATGCCCTTCCCCTTTGGCGATGCTGAGGTGCGGCTCCAAGGCGTAACCGGGGCGCTGGACGGCGAAAGCTTTAGCGGCACGGCTTTGAAAATCGATGACAGCGACAGGATCGGGAGTCCGCCGCAGGTCCTCCTGCAAGGTGGAAAGTATGCGTCTCTCGGCATCAATGCGAGCACGGTTTGGGGACTGCGCGCACGGATCGAGGATGTGTCGGCGCGGCCGCAACTAGTGGTGGTCAATCCCGGCCGACCACGGGGGGCTCTGCGAGGAGCGTACTCGGATGAGTGTGTGTCTAGCCCACTGTGGGCCGGGGCGTCAGTTAACGCCATCGCGTTCGACTGGGCGGCTGAGGCAGGCGATCAGCTGGTGATCGACGTGACGCAGGCGCCTGGCGTTGATACATACGTCGGTCAAATCTCTGGGGAGGGCGAGTCAAAGAAGGGAACGTCTGCGACCTTTGAGGCGGAAAACGAAGGGACTTATACGGCGGAGATGGTCGCCCAGCCGGACTTCGGGGGGATGATAGAAACGAATTTGCAAGGCACCATCGACGGCTCGACGCTCGACCTCACCGACCTGGTCGACGCAAAAGTGGTTCGCCTTGATTCTGCACCGAATGATTCGCTTTTCAGCACAACGACTGCAGACGTTTTCCCGCCGAATGTAGAGAAGTTCTATGCTTCAAAGTCAAAAAATCTCGAAGTCCCCTTAAGCACCGTCCCGGATGGCCTGCTAATCTTTTGGGTCAACGAAACTTCCAGCACCGGAACGTTCAGCGAAGTGCCGAGTGAGGCGGAGGAATTGATTCTTTCAAATACCCCAATTCAGGGCGAAACTAGCGAAACCAACACGCCAAATGGACTTCGTCGGTTAAACATCCCCTCGACGAATATAACTCTAAATGTCCAAGGCCTCCTCGCCGCTACGGGTAACTCTTTTGAGCGACTTCTCATTGACACCGGACGCAGCTCTCAAAACAAGCTTTGGGACCTGCCCAGACTGCTGGAGGGAGCTACAAATCTCGTCGATATAAGAGGCTACAGCAGCCCATCAGGAGACATTTCTGGTACGGATGGTAATGGGTCTCCCTATATCAAGTCGAGCCTTGAGCAGCTCAACACGCAGAATGTCAGCGACATGACAGGCGCGCCGACGGACTTTTCTGAAGCTAACTCGCTATTTTCTTTGAAGATTCGGAAAAACTATAATCGGAGTAGCGACTCGAATACGCCTTGGGAGGCAGGAAAGGGGTATGACGACTTGCTCGGCGACTTATATGCGAACCGAGGTGTCCCGCCAACCGGATTTGGTTACAGTGATCTCTCAGTCGACATACGCGAGCACTGCGGGCCTGCCCCCACATCCGACGATCCATTGGTCTTCACAGAGACGCTCTCCCAAGACTCCATAGAGAAGACGCTTGGCCTTGGTTCCTATCACCCGACCGCGGCGAGCGAAGGCATCCTAGACGCCGGGATCGCTGTCGACTCACGCGCGCTGTACGAGAGCGCTGGCGCGACCCGCGTCGATGATACGACTCTCACCTGTGACATTCCAGGTCGAGCTCAAGACTTTCATGGAGTGCTCCAAGAAGAATTTCGGGAGGGTGGAGGAAAGCTCCAGGTACGAACGACCCAAAACGACAATGCTGACGACAAGAACGTAGTCTGGGAGGATGTTTTTCAAGACAGCGCAGACGTGAGCCCGAA